AGAAGCTTTACGGCCAGAAGGATAATCTGATCGTCAGACCAGGGCAGGCAATGCCGTTGCCCAGACAATAAAGGAGACCCATGAGCAAAGCGCTGATGCAGGAAGCGATTGACAAAGAGGACTGGGAGCGGATGGATAAGGGGCAAAAACCCAGACCGAAAGTAAGACGCAAAGTCGTAGAGCCCGAGCCGGCCGTTGTAAAGGATCGGATCCGGATGGATCAGATTTCCCTCGATAATGTGTCGGGCCTGGACGCAAAGCGACAGAACGCCAGAAATAGCGATGGTGTGCTCTTCATCGGGTTCAACGTCACGATCGGTATAAAAGGGAAGACACCTTTGACCGGATGGATGACGGAGGGCGATTTCTACACTCTCAAGCGAGAGATAGAAGGCCGCGTCGATACGTCCAAGGTCGAATTTTGATCTAATGGAATAACAGCGCGGGATAATCCGAGAGGACCCCGCTGGCCTCTGGGAAGACAGACGAAGGAGGGCCGCGACAAGGCCAAGGAGGATCCGGAAGGCCCGGGCAATCCACCGAAAAACAGAAGGAACCAGAACTGTTTTTTGTAAAGGAGGATTGCTATGGGCTTAGAATCAGTCGACCAAAATCTCGTCAATCAATACCAGAACACGATGATCATCCTCAGCCAGCAGAAACAATCGCGGCTGGAGGGGGCGACCATCCCGCCTGTCGATCAGCAGGGCGAGAATCTCTACTGGGAGAGAATCGGCGCAAGCGAGGCCGAGGACGTCGTCTCCCGTCACGCGGACACCCCGAACATCGAAGTCGATCACAGCCGGCGCAAGTCAACCGCGACCCCAAAGGTGTGGGCCACGCTCCTCGACAAGATGGACAAAGCCCGGATGCTTGTCGATCCGACCAACTCTTACAACCTCATCGCCAGGGCAGCCATGATGCGGGCTAAGGACCGCGTCATTATCGCGGCCCTCGAAGGCTCCGCCTGGTCCGGCAAGGCCGGGACCACGGAGGTCCCTCTGCCTTCGGGCCAGAAGATCGCCACAGGATCTGTAGGGCTGACGCTGGCAAAGTGTCTCAGCGCAAAAGAGATGCTCGACGCCGCGGAAGTGGACGAAGAAGCGCCCCGCTTCATGCTCGTAACCTCTCAGCAGATCACCAACATGCTCAATACGACCGAAGTCAAAAGCGCGGACTACAACTCCGTGAAGGCCCTTGTTCAGGGCCAGATCGACACATTCCTCGGGTTCAAATGGGTGCGGACCCAGCTCCTGACAAAGTCTTCGACGACCCGGTACTGCTATGCGTTTGCAAAGGGGGCGGTCGGATTCGGAGTGGTGGAAGCCGTGCTGGCTAGAATCGATATCCGTGTTGACAAGAACATGGCGATTCAGGTCTACAACTCCCAGGATATGGGGGCGACCCGGGTCGAGGATGAGCAGGTCGTGCAGATCGCGTGCACGGAGTCATAAGAGCGGAACTGAGGACTGACGCAGGCTAAAGCCTGCGGCTACAGAACCTAAAACCTTTGTAACGCAAGAAGGAGGATGATCATGGAACTTGTGAGTTTTAACGGTGGGAGCCCCGTTCAAGGACTCCGTGAAGAAAGTGCGACCCAGAAATATAAACTGGGGCAGAGATACGCCCCTCCGTGGGATCCCCTCGGAAGGGTTTACCGGTATGCCTATGCCGGCGCAGCCATCACACCCGGGAAACTCCTGGGCGCAGCGGCTCTTTCGGGCGCTGGAACCACGCTGCAGACAGCGGCATCAGTCTCGGTCGCCGCGGTCATTGGGGACAAGAAGATCTTTTTGACGATCGTGACCACGGCGCAAGCTGCAGACCTCTTCGCCGACGGGATCGCGGTGGTCAACGACGTGAGCCTCACACCCGACGAGTTTTACACGTTCGCGGTGAAAGGGAACTCCGCTCTCGCTACCACGGGGACGACGGGGTATATCGAGCTCTACGAGCCGATCCCTGTGGCACTAACCACGTCCGACAAGGTGGACCTAACCGTCAACCCCTGGAAGTCGGTGGTCGAGATGCCGGTAACTACGCATACGGGGTCTCCGATCGGTGTGGCAGGGATTAACGTGACGTCCGGGTATTACTTCTGGGCGCAGACCTGGGGACCGTGCGGGATTATGAGCAACGCCGGCCCTCTGACAATTGGCGCAGCGGTACAGTCCAGCGTGGACATTGCCGGTGGTGTAGCTTCGATGATTGCCGGCGCGGGCTCGCTGGTGCAGCCTCAGATCGGCCTTTGCCTAAACGTCTCCACAGACGTTTACGGCGCGACCGTGTTTTTGCAGATTGCACCCTGATCGTAACCAACAACCGGGGAGGGGCGACCCTCCCCGCTTTATGATTTTCGGAGGCTGAAATAATGGGAGCGACAGCTTGTCACGATCACTTGAGGGCTATCGTCAGGCAAATAAACGGCGAAGCCGGGTGTATGCCGTCAGAAGTGCGGGTTCATGCGGATCAGCATGATTTTTTAACCGGCAAAGCAAACGGGTTGATCTGTACGGTCGAGTCTGTGCCGTGCTACATCGACAGCGGGGTAACGGACGGTACGCCCGTGTTTAAGGTGGCTGGCGGAGCCGACCAGACGACCACATACGCCTCATCGTCCGGAGACGCCACGTTTTAGGGTAGAGCGCTAAGCGGACGGCTCGGCGAACCGTCCCCACCCACCTCATTAAGGAGGACAACACCAATGGCCGAAAAGCCCTATCGCATCATTGCGACGCCGTTCGATTCTTCCGGAGTGAAGCTCATTCTCTGGGAGAACCTGATTCTCAACGACACGGGTGCTCCTTTCATGTGTCCGGAGTTCTCCGATAAAAGCGTGCAGGTGATCGGCACCCTGGGAGCTGGCGGGAACTGCCAGATCAAGGGGAGTAACATCAAGGACTCACCGACCTGGGCGACGCTGAACGATCCCCAGGGCAACGCGCTGGACATCACCGCGGCAAAGATCGAGACAATCCTGGAGAACGTCTACGAGATCCAGCCCGAGATCACTGCCGGCGACGAGACTACGGACATCGACGTGTACCTACTGCTGGCGACGACGAGGTGAGAATGGACGTAACCGTGACGGTCTCAAAGGGAGCGTGTGATCATATTACAGTGGTCTATTCTGCAGCTGGTAGGGCGCAGATCACACGGACGTATACTCTCACCGAACTCAAACGAGTGCTCAACCCGGAGAATCTTGACGAAGCTGAAGACCAGGTCCTGGCACAAATCAAAAAGGTCGTCCTGTCAAATCCGACTTCAACAATGGCCCAGCTAAAGACCAAGATCGAGGCAGAGGTCTATAAAATATGACGATTCAGGTTATTCCAGGCGAGGGTCTGTGGCTGCCGCAGCCGTATCCCATAATGTGGGCTGGTGCAACGCCCGGACTTGTCGATATTGATACGGCGGATGCAGCTGCCGAAAAAATCGCTATGGTTGGGCGTGTTTTTACAAAAGATTCGGTGCAAAAAGCCATCCGGAGGATCGGATTCGGATGGGGATCTGTAATGACCGTCACAGCCGGCGGAACTCCAACGGCGGTCAGGATTTCACTGCAGGACCCGAGCGTCACGACAGCTTACCCGGATGAGATCCAGGACCAATACTACGACATGGTGAATGGCACAGATGATCTCACAGCAAGCACATGGGTTGAAACAGGCAACCTAAGTGCTGACAGGACGGTGAACAACGGGGACCTCTTGGCGATAGTCTGGGAGTTTCAGACATTCAATGCGGGTGACGCCTTCACACTGAGGGGTGTAGATGATTATACAGTAAGCCAAGGCTATCACAACTGCTACATAGCCGCCAAGGTCGGCACCCCGGCATGGACGAACGCGCAATCAGTGTTGCCTAACGTGATTCTCTGCTTTAGCGATGGCACCTACGGGACCCTGGCCGGATCATTCGGCTGGCAAGGGCTTAATGCCCATGCGTTTCAATCCGACGACACGCCGGACGAGTACGCTCTAAAGTTTCTGGTTCCCTTCCCCGTGAGAATCGATGGCATATGGATATATGGGGACTTCGACCAGAACACAACCGTCACACTTTATGGGGCCTCCACGGTTACATGGACACTGGATAAAGACCAAAGGAGATCGGCTGTCCCTGGGGTCTATTTCCTTCCCCTTTCAGCGGTTCAGAACCTCACAAAAGACACCGATTACTATCTCTCCGTGCAGAATTCAAGTGCAGCTTCGAATGTCTCGGTCTACAGCTTTGACGTGAATGCGGCTGGATACCTGCAAGCTCTCGGAGGGGGGACGAATTTTATTTATGCGAGCCGGACCGATGGCGGAGCCTGGACACCTGTAACGACCAGGCAACTGATGGCTGGCATCCACATAATAGGGTGTGACGACGCGACAGGGGGAGCGGGCGGCGGGCGCCCGGAAATTAGAGGAAGCAACCTATGAGCCAGTACAAAGAGGCGA